CCTCACCATTCTCTGTAATGCCATATCTAATGTATTAGCACTAACTCCAGTAAGCTCAGCTTGGAATCTTAATTTTTGTAATGCGTCAGCACCTACACCTAATTTAGCTGAGGTTTTAGCTAATTGATCTATCTCCATAGTGGCTTTAGCCATAGCTGCTGTGAATCCTGTCAATGCGACAGTGATCCCAACTAAACTTCTTTTTAATCCCTGATTAACTTTTTCACTTATCTTTTGGAATTTTAAGAAGCCTTTTTCAGCTTTCTTCAATGCTGGCTGAACTTTCTTATCATCAACATTGATTTTTGTTAATATCTCAGCTATCAGTGCCATTATTCATTAATCCTAATAATTGTTTTTGTAGGGCTTCGCCCAACTCTTCCTCTGTCATGCCCTTCTGTACTTCCTGTTTTATCTTACCTTCATAATCTTCATCTTGAAGACTTATATATGCCACCCAATATTTAAACTCTTGAAAGGGCATTGTTCTTATTAATTCTGTTTGTGTCATGTTTAGTTTTTCTGATAATGTAAAACTAAAATATAATAAAGGGTGGCGTATTAGTTTTTTGCCAAATCGTCTATTTCTTCTTGGCCTATTCTATTTATTTTAAGAATCTCTTGAAATAAGGTAACAACAACATTAGCTGATTTCTTTTTAATATCTTTTAAATCAGTTTCTTCAAATAGAGTATTATTGTTTTCATCTACACAGCACTTCAATATAAGAGAAAACATCAACTCACTTCCCTGCTCTAATTCAGAAGCATCCTTCTCAAAAGCAAGTTGATCCTCTACTGATAAAGCACGAATTCTTATTTCGCCGTCTAATTCCTTTATATATACATCTTTATATTCAAAGTCATCCTTGGCTAAGAATTGGTGTTTATTTAGTAATGCCATTATTACCTCTAGTTCTTACGATAATGTAATTGCGCCAGTTATTTTAACTGTACAGGTTCCTCGTGCTACATCATCAGCACCTATATCTGTGCTTAGTGAAGTAACAAACCCATCAAATGTGAATACATTTAATGTTGAAGTTGGTAATGTGATTACGAACTCACGAGTAGCCTGAGCATCTTCCATCTCACGTAATTCTACTTGTCCTGCGTCATCTTCATCACGTATTAATTCAAAGGTAATAGACCCATTGTCTTTTAACCCTTGTCTAAATTCCTTTGCTGTACTAGCTAGAGTAGTTACATCAATTTCTCCAGCAGCTCCATTACCAATACCTGCGATGCTCACGATACCGCCTATAACAGCTGTACTTGCTGCACCGTCTTCAACAGTAACTGTCGTACCTTGTGCTAAAATTGGTGTTGCCATTTCCTATTTTCCTATATTCATGAATAAATTATAAAATAAACATCTACATCTGAACGATAATATTCAATATCGTTATCAGTATCTCGTAAAACAGGACCACGCTCTATATTTTGAATTAAAACACTATCTCCACCGGATGTTAGCGTCTGCTTATCAAATAAATCATGGACACGATCAATCCATAGATTCATAGTTGCGGTTCCCTTTTCTACGGGAGTGTATATTGTTACTTGGTAGATACCTGCGTAACGATGATAGTCGTTAAGTGTTTCTAACGATGATGAAATTGGTAGCACATTAGGTGCTAAAAATAAAGTGCCATGAGTTGGCGTATATTCTGTGTTAGGCCAAGCTATACTAGGACTACCTGTAATAGTGTTTAACTTTGTATCTAGTGCTGCTTGTATATTTACAAATGTGCCCATTATTTTTCATTCCTTCTTACAGCTTCGTCCAAAAATATCTTGTATTTTTGAACACTAGTTCTCATCATTCCTTGAGGAGCTTGTTGTGACCAACCATACTCAACTCTATATGCATACGGTAATCTGTTCCGTACCCAGATTGTGTCACCCAATCTATAACTAGTAGCTGCTGCAAAATTAGCTAATTTAGATTTATAATTTCTTTTTGCTCTAACTTTCTTAAAACCTTTTCCAAAACTTATTTCCCAAGCTTGGTGTAAGTCTCCAGGAACATATCCTTCTGGAGGAGTACTAGTCCATAACTCAGGACGTCCAACTGGTGTTCTATCTACAATTTCTCCATAAGTTCTCATAGCAGATTCTACAACAGCTTTTCTTAAAGCTTCGTTTAATTCTTCTTCTACCTTAGCCCATTGACGTAAAAACTTGCTCATTACAGCCTCAACTGCAACAAATAAACAATATCGCTTCCTTGTGCTCTTAATTGTTCTACATTCATAACTCTATAAGCTATACTGTTTAATGTCACTACATCACCTACAGCTGGTACTTCCCCTGTTGTAGGAGTTTCTAACCAAAGCTTTATATCATTTATACGGATTGTATTACCGTCTATTTCATTTGTATTGTAATCTACAGGAGCACCATAAGCTGAGTAGTTGGTTGTTGTACCTGCTGCAACTGTACCGTCTGTAGGGTCATACGCTCCCTCAGCTACTCTTTGTATGCTAACAGACTCCCCAAACTCTTGGATTAAGTCTCTAGCACATGCTATCATCTCTGTTGCAAAACTCATTCGTCATCCTCGACTGTTAATAACACTTCCAACTCACAACTAGAACATTTAGCTCTCATATCAAGATATATTTCAAAATCTGTAGAATCACAATCAGGACAACAGAATTTAAGATTAGTGTCATCCATAGTAGAGAAATAATAATCTATCTCTCTATCTGCTTTGTATTTTACAAAATCAATTATCATACACATTAAGCTTTATCCACTGGGAAGGAGACACCTGCTCCTATAATTAGATTCTTTAACTTAGCGTTTATTTTTCTCACTACCACATCTGAGTTAGACCCAGCTGCATATTCTACTTCTATATCGCCAACTTTCTTTCTCTTTGTCTTTCTATCGAGATTATCTAACGGTCCATTCCCTGCATCAATAGCTAAAGCTATCTCACATTGAGCGTCTTTTAAATCCTGAGGGATTTCATCTACTTCATACCAATAGATTTTATATTTAACAGCGTCTGCTCTAGGCCATTCTAAAGCCTGGTCTTCTGTATACCTATAGCCTATATAATCTAATGACTCCAAGTAGTCCATAGCTTCTATGAGTAAATCTTCTTCCTCTGCTGCGGAGATTGTTACACCTCTTTCGTCGGCATATGTAGTGAGCTCGGCAACTGTTACATAGCTATTAGCTCCCGCTACTCTAGCCCCCGTTTCTTGAATTATTGTTGCAGCCATTATAAATCCTTCACTAGATGTCTTTGCACTTTGTAGCGTTTACCATTCTCTAAGTTTTCTACAACTACTAAGTTACCTTTTTTCTTTTTAATAACAACTACCATTCCTAGGTAGTTATATTTCTTCTTAAATAAATTAATCAATTTGTTTATCATGGAGTTCTTACCCAATCGTCTCTAATACATACTACCTCATATTGAGCTGCTACAGATGTGTTATTAGATGCTGCATTTGCTTCAAACCAAATTAAGCTTTTAGGTCTTACAATTGTACCTGCTAACGCTGGCACTGTCTGGGTAGCTGAATTAACCCCATATACAAACGTTCTATACTCTGCAAAGCCTGGAATTTGCATCCACAAACTAATTTCTGATTGTCTTGTACCACTACCGTCAGCTTTATAAGATGATATTGTTAAATTCTTAATATACCCAATATACCCATCAGGAACTTGGTAATGAGATTGCTGCGTAATATTGTAACTAGTAGGTATTTCAGCCATTACGTTAGTGCTGGTGGCCCCTGTTGCTGTAATAGCCCCTTGATTAGCTTCTGCACTACCTACCGTAGCAACCAATAATCTATTAATATTCCTATATGTATTTACTGTAGAAACATTAGATGTCCCGTTCATTGACACATATTCTTCTTGTACATTATAATTTTCATCAAGGCCACTAACCAATACTAACCTAGCACCCGTACCAGCCGCTGTATCGTTAGTACTTGTACTGACTATATTAAATAATTCTGCATCTCCTGGCTTAGGACGCACACCGCCATAAGACCAGATGTCTTCTATTGCGGCGCTATCAACATCTTGGTTTTCACCGAACTTTTGAACGATAAAGGCATCATCCTGATTACCATATAATTGGATATAATTAGCAATTTGTTCTAGTGACTGTGCACCGTTTTTAAACCGTCCTGGTTGTATTTTATCTGCCATTACTCTTTATCTTCTTTCTTTTTACGAACTACTTTCTTCTTTTTCTTAGGTTCTTTCTTCTTTTCTTCAAATAATTCATGCTTCTTTGGATCGAAGTCTTTTTTATTTATTATTGCGTGGTCATCTCCACACTTTATCTTTACTATTTCTAATTTATCACTCATAGTATTCCCCTAAAGGGGAGGGCCGTAGCCCTCCTAGTAGATTAGTCTACTAATAAAACACAATGCTCAGGTTTAATCATTTCATAACCCCAAGCCAAGCCTACTTCGTAGTGTACTTGTCTGTATTCTTTGTACGCTCTAACTTCAAACGCTAAGCCAGATCGTGGATCTTGCATAATCATAACGTCATCAGCAGCATCACCACCAATTGGGGCAGCTGGAGCACGAGTTACTAGATGTATAGCGTCTTTAGAGAAAGCCATGTTTCTTTCTGCGTGGTCTTCAACAGTGATAGCAGCATTATCAGCTACAGCAACTTTTAAGCCAGGCTCAGCAATAGTGAAAGAACCACCACTTAGAGCAGAAGTTACAACGTATTTGTTACTGTCACCAGCAAAAGATACGATATCACCAGCTAAAATAGTACCAGAACCAGTATCAGCAGCAATAACAGTATCACCTATTGCTAAAGAAGCATCATTTACTAAGTAAGAAGCACCACTACCTGCAGTATGAGCATCTTCTATTTGGTTAGACTCATAAACGTCCATGCCAAAACGTCTAGCTAAAATACCTTGCTTTAAGATATCAATTTCGCCAGCATTATCAACAGCAGTGTTTTGAGCATTACCCAACAATCCGAAAGCAGCATTGTTACCAAGAACAAGCTTACGCTCTAGCATGTCAGCACCATTAATGTTAAGCTCTTTACGACACTCAGCTAAATCTTTATAGTCCGCAGCGTCAAAAAGGATTGTACCGTTAGGAACAATAGCTCTAGAAGCTTTAGCATATAAACCAGCAAGGTCAGTCTCAACTTCATTAACAAGAACACGCATAGCTTGAACAGCTTGGTCTTGGAACATTAAGTTGTAACCAGGTCCAGTGTTCATACCTAGTTGCTCTTCACCATTCCAACGGATTGGGCAAGACCGAGACTTAGATATTGTGATTGTCTTGTTAGTGAATGTTTGGTCACCAGTATTAGGAGCTTGTTGACCTGGGGTGATGTCAGCAGCTGTTGCAGCAGGAGCAACAAAACTTCTAACTGTTTGATCTTTAGCAGCTCGCTCAACACCAGAGTCACGAGATACAGCAGGAATCATACCTACTAGTTCACGAGACACTCTGTCAAGAGCAGCATATAGATCAGGTTGTAAATTGGTTAATGTATTAGCCATTTTTTATTTTTCCTTTAATCTATTGTTCTACCGCCGTTTTTCATAAACTCCATTTTCCTCATAGGAGGGAGTTGATCAAAATCAGCACGTGTCATTACTTTTTCAGTTTGAACGCTGTTCTTTGCTCCAGTGGCTCCGCCACCATTGCTTTGGTTTCCCATTAAAAGGGGTTTATATTTATCATCGTTAGTAAACTGATGTTTTAATGTTTTCAACGCTGCCTCAGGCACCGCTCCATTCTCATCAGCTAATTGTTTAAGCTCTTTCGCAATTAAGTCAGCCATAATGTCTGCTGACTCTGGAATAGCTTTTAACTCATTTGCAAGTTTATGTGCTTGCGTATTTATTTTTTCATTCAAGATTGTGTTCTTAAATGCATTATGTTCTTCTAAAAGCTTTGCCTTTTCTTCTTGTTCCATACGCAATAGCTTTTCAAATTCTTGATTCTTCTCTGCGTATTCCTTCTCCATGTTACGTCTAGCTGTCTCTTTGGCCTTCTTTGTTTCCCCTAAGAGCTGCTCTTTCTTTGCATTTAATGCTTCATTTGCAGCTACTTGCTCTTCATAGAGAGCCTTGTAATCTATCTTTGGAGCTTCTTCTTGTTCTACAGTTGGTTCTTGATTATCTTCTGACATGTTTACCTCTGGTAGAGTCTCTGACTCAGTTGTTGAATTTATCATCAAGAAATTTAAGTTCATCTAAAGTGAGAGGTCTATACTTCTCATCTACAAACTTATCTTTCATTTCATTCGTGTCTTTTAATATCTCCATCTGAAATTCTAATGGTTGTTCCTTTAACCAATCTGTGTAATCACTCATCTATACCCTTCACTACTGGTTTAGTTATTGAACGACAATTATAATGAGCAGGCGGCCTAGGACCTTGTCCAACGGGGTACCTCTTGTTATCTTGATTGCGACAAAAATCTGTGGTCCGACTATCAAGTACACTTACCCACTCCACTTTATCTACTACATCTTTATTTACTTTGTATGTTTCATCTTTAGCTGTATTAGACGCATGGACAACACTAGCTCTAGATAAACTTTGTGCTCTGAATCGTAATAAACCTGCTGCTAAGGCTGCTATACCACCTGCTGTGGCTAAAGCATCCTCGCCTCTATCTGCTTCTTTCACTTGAGACATGAATAACTTCGTATTCTCTTCAGCTAGCTTATTATAAGAAGGCTCTATCTTTCTATTTGTTTTCTTATCAGCTGTACCCACTGGCATAGCTTTATTTAACAAAGCAGCTTCAAGGATATCGTTAGCTGCTTCTTCTATTTCCTGCTCCACTTCCGCTCTAAGCGTTCTAGCAGCAAACTCACCCTCATACTGATTTAACTCTTTTATATTATTAAGGGCTTGGTCCATAGAAGCTTGCAACACTGCCCTTATCTCTGTCTCTACCCTATCCAGATCTACATCAACCTGTCCTGTAGCTATAAAGGCTTGTATCGCTATATCTCTTGCTTGATTAATACCTTGTTGCATGGTTCTACTCACTGACCCTGCAAATCTTTCAAGGAATATTTGATGTCGTACTAACTTATCTGTCAGGCTCATCTACAGCTCCAGCAAACGGATCCGTATTTGCCAATTCTTCGTCCAGTTCTTCTATTGTTTTATTGACATCAATGACGTTCTTCTGTTTTAGATCATCTCTTATCTCTTCTCTAGACATAAGACCACGATCATATAATAAAATGCTCTGAGCTATCAAATTTGGATCAGCAGTTTCATCATAGAATCTGCGGTTTAATTCGAATAGAATTATATTAGGATCACCCCCCATGTACGTTACACAATAACCCAGAGACTTTACAAGCGCGCGATCTACATTCTCTACTAAGACATGCAATGCGCTGTTCTGAGAACTATAACGTAAGCGAGCAGCCTCTGCTGTCTCTCTTCCGCCTGGTTCTGAAATAATCCTAGCTCCAATAGCAGCTATCTGTTTCTCTTTAGAACGCATAGCTTCTTGAGCAAGTTGGTTAGGGTTGGCTTGCACTAACTTAGCATTACCATTCTCACCAAGGAAATATCCAGCTCTACTACCGAATTTAATACCTTGTGGAAGAGCTTCTTTAAACTCTTCTAATCCCCAACTACCAGAAACAAATATTGTAGGTTGTCCTACGACAAACACTGCCTCTTCGAAGTCAGCACTGTTTCTGTAATGTCCCACATTAACATTAGCTATGTCATATAAGGGAGCTTTGTCAATATCTTCGTTATTATCAGCTGCACCTACGAAACAGAAAGGAACTTCAGTGATTCCCTGTCCATTTATATCAGTAGGGTATACAACGTCAACAATATCTAAATTCTCATCATACAGAGCTTGATAATAGAATCCTTCGTCATCTAAGGCCAGCAATCTATACTTGTCTACTAGTTCCCACTCAAACGGGTCATTTTCTGGATGTTCTAACGTAGGCTCATACAAAACAATCCACTGTATAACAGATTTATTGTTTATTCTTTTAATTTCCCAGTTAATTATGTTTTCTGCTTTATACATAATTATTCTGGCTTTTAGGTCTTCGGTATCTCTTATGGAGACTCCCCCCTCATTACGGGGGTAATCTACTAGAAGGCCCGCACGACCTGTAATCATTACTTCACCAAGTATCTGTTTAGCTAATTGAGGAATCCCCCTACCATCGCCAGTAGCATCTAATTTAAGATACTCCAACTCTTTGGGTAGTTCTAATTTAGGGTCTCTTCGGAATACTAAACCTTCTAACCCTTCTTTTGTAAGGGCTGTAAAGTTGGTGAGGACAGCACCTGCCCGATATTGTTCATTACGATATCTATCGGAAGGGTCTACTGCTCTAATAAATTTGGAAGCGTCATTATCTATAACAGATCGCACCATCTGCCATCTTTGGTAATGAGCTTTATAATCTGGATGTTGTGAATTTATGGCCATATTTTTATTCTTATATCCGTATTATTATATCATATAATAAACCCAATGTCAAGCTTAAACGCCCTTCTCTTAATAGGTAATTCATACGCTATTGGGTATGTAGAGGCGTCGTTCTGGTGATCAAAACCAGATTTCTTGTCAGGTTCTCCGTTTTTATCATAAGCTTGTTGTTCAAAACAGGCTGCTACCTGAGGACATTTCATCTCATTCACTAACAACACTCTATCTTCAAAAGCTTTGTTAGTTGCAGCTATCCTGTCTTTAACTCTTGGGTTTGTACTTCTGGCTCTCACTGAGAATCCAGCTTGTCTCAACATAGCTAGGTCTGATGTACTAGCATTTGTTGTATTCCTTGTTCCCCCTGAGGCATCGGGGTAACACACTATTCTATGTCCTTTGTCTTTATATCTCTCACAAAGTACATCTATCATGTCTGGGGTGTCACGTAAACCGTGTAATTCGTCCACAGCGTGCCATTCTTGCCCACCACGGCGTTTTACGTATATAGTGGCTGCCATGTTATTAACATTGAAGTCGCAGCCCACATAGAGCGTCTCAAGGCCTCTCACGACCTCTCTGCTATTATGCATGTTTCTATCGTAAGCATAATACACTGTACCAGAGGTCATATTAACAAACTGCCCATTAAGGTAGGCATCTAATTGTTGCTCTGTATACTGTGCTCTCATCTCATCAAAGTAATTAGACGGTAGAGCTGGGTTCTCTAAACTACATCCATGCACTAACGCATGATTGGGGAGCTGTTTAGCTTTCCACTTCTTGTAACAAAACTTGAATCCCTCAGGTGTGGAATATGCTCTTATCTTATTATTAGCTTCTTTCTTCTTCTTAACCTCAGACCATATCTTCTCTTCTTCAGGAATGTCAGAAGGGTTCTTACGGTTACGACCTAATATTCTAGCCCATATCTCAGAAGCTTTGTCTTCGTCTAATGTGTCAAACTCATCTATATGGCTTCTATATGTCTCATACCCTACGAGAGTAGCTGGGTTATCCATTGGAAAAAACATAATATTCCCCACACCGGGGCTATCAACATAGATAACTGACTCATTCTTATTATAATGATACTTAATATTAAACTCATCAAGCCAATAGCTAACAGCGGGGTAAGCAACAGTACGTATATGTTTCTTCTCAGGCTCGTACACACCAATCGTAGCATCTTTACTATGCATCGCATCTAACACCACCATTAATCCCATAAGATATGACTTACCAGACCCATATCCTGCACAGAATAACGTATATGCTTCTTTTAGTTCAAGAAACTTAGCCTGGCTTGGTGTAAGGGATATCTTTTGACTAGTCATCTTCTTCCTTCTCTGAGTACACTTCGATGTTAGAGTAGTCTATATCCTTTACACTCTCAATCACCTTCTCTTGTTCTAATTGTTCTAGAGCTGGCTTATTTTGTAGTATTTCAATCTCTATCTTATTGATTGCTTTAGGGGCATCTGTCTTTTCTTCTTTATTCCAGCCTAACACATTAGTAGCTATAAGGTTTATGCTTCCAGCATTCCCTCTAAGCTCTCCTGTTGTATTCTTTATAACTATCTCTTCTAGTTGGATATGGTAATCTCTTTCCCCTATTTCAGCTGCTGCTTTAAAATCAGGATGTCTCTCTATCCAAGAGTAGTAGGTTGCTTTTGTAATACCCCAAAGTTTACAAACAGCGTTAATTGTCATAAACTTATTATCTCTAAGCCCTTCTTTAAGCTGTTTAGCGTATTTCTTTTTATATTTATCGTTACCGTGTCTAGCCATTACACTCTATCAAGAATCTTGTCTAATTTCTCATCCATCTTCTGAATGTCTTCCTTGATATCTAACTGTTGTGTCTTTAATATTGTTATTTCTATCTTATTTTCTTTTTGTTCTTGTTCTAATGAATCAATACGATTATGTAATCTTTTCCCTAACCAAGCGAATAATCCAATTATTGGACCAGCGCAATAACTCAACACTTTAATCATTGATTCTAAAAATGGTTCCATTTTATTCTTTTCCTTTGAGGATCCGGTTGACATCATCTACATCTTCTTGGGTAAGATACCCCTTCTCACGCCTTATAGCGTTAAATATTTGTTTATGTGACAACTTGCCCGCTGTCTTCTCGATTGACCTGCCTACTATATACCCACCTATACCTATTTCAAGAAGGGTAAATAGGTTACTAACTATCTCTGGGTTATCTATAAGATACTGAGGAGCGAATCCAAACCAATAACTTCCTAACAATAATAGGAAGAACAACATCGTAATTGGCCGCCAATTTCGCTGTATCCATGATTCTCCTTTAGCTTCTGCCACAACCACCTTAGACTTAGCTTCTAATTGCTTAGCCTCAGATTCAGCAAGAATAGCCATCATTTCTGATTTGGCTTTATCTTGGTCTATTTTGTCTGGGAATAACCTCTCAATAAGAGTAGTGAGTGGTCCTATCAGTAGTTGTAACATATTTTCCCTATTTATTTATAAATAACGTAATTAAGTAACACTATATACTAAAACTTATACAACACAATATACTAATTTCTCTGTAACGAAAAAAGGCCCCAATAAAGGGGCTAGGGTTCCAGCTAGTCATTGTTATAGTTATAGAGTCACTAGTCTGGTTAATAACATGTCCGGTAAATGTAGACTGTATGCATCCAATCTACAAAACGGTTTGTGCTTCAATGAGAGGCATGCCCGGACTAATAAGAACATGTCTTTATAGCTAATTGGTAGTAGGAGAAGGACTAGCAGCTAATGGTGACATGCAACCGGAGAGAAACTTTACATATTATTGTGATATGTATACTTTACACTCTTTTTTATACATATTACTTATATTTTAGTATATAATATATAGTTCGTCATCTGACTCACTATCTGTTTACTGTCAGTTCACTTTCCAAGTTCACTCAAAAGCGACCACCCAAAAGGTCGCTTAGGGCTTCGGCACAATTGCATCCGAAGCCTAATCAGTTCACTTCGTTTACTGTACTGACTAGTTCATTCGCCTTCAACTCTTAGGAGCCGAAGGCTCATTATAATAAGTATATTATCACGTTGATAACAACATGTCAATACTTTTGGTCAAAAAGTATACTAAAATTTAAAGTCTTTACAAAATTTTTACAATATTGTTACAAAACTTTACTATAGTTTTAAGGTTTAGTTAAGATATCTTGAGTATACTTAACTTATACAAACAACTAGGAGATAACATGCATCATATATCAGTATTATTGTATAATATACCTTGTTATACTAAAAAACAGCTTACAGAGCTCCTTGATAGCCTTCAAGGAGATGAAACCTACGAGTATGATCTGACAATGATGGCAGATTACATGCGAGTAGAATTTAGTAGATTTGCAGATGATCAAGATAATGCTATAATAGAAACATTGTCTGATTTAGAGTATTTAGGATTAAGACAGTTGGTTAGAAGTATTGAAATGGAGGTGTATTCTTGAATATATTTGTATTAGATAAATGTTCTAGAACTAATGTACGTATGTATTGTGATCAGCATATTGTTAAGATGATTATTGAAACAGCTCAGTTATTATGTTCAGTACATCACGTGTTACATGTTAATAGTGACATACCTTATAAACTTAGTCATAAGAATCATCCTTGTGCTTTATGGGCTAGACAATCTCTTGATAATTACAATTGGTTAGTGAGATTAGGTCAAGAGATGTGTGCTGAGTATCATGTTAGATATAATAAAACACATAAATCAGCTAGTGTTATTGACTGGGCTTATCATAATGTTCCTATGCTGGATTCTACAGGCCTTACACCGTTTCCACAGTGTATGCCTTCTGAATACCAATGTTCTGACCCTATAGAAGCATATAGAGCTTATTATTGTTATAAATATATGTATAGCTTACGTAGTAGACGCACACGTATGCGTTACACACATAGACCAATACCAGATTTCTTATTAAAGGAGATGAGACATGAATATAAATGATTTTAGAACAGAAGGATGTGTTAACTTCATCTTAAGTATTATAGAAGATGCTATTAGAACAAGAGATGTAAGATTCTTTGAATCTAAGCTGTCTAGAATGTATCTTGACTATATACCAGAGAATGTATTATCAAAAGCATTAAATATTGATGATAGAACAATGACAAGTGAAGAAATATGTGCTATAATACTAAATAGGATTAGTAAGATGAAGAAGAAACAAGGATGGAGTACACATGCTAAGAAATGGAAAATAACATCTCCTGAAGGAGTGGTGTACATTGTTGATAACTTACAACAATTCAGTAAGAAACATAGTCTTACAGCCTCTGCTCTCTCTGCGGTAGCAAGAGGAGTGAGTGTACAACATAAAGGGTGGGTAGCTGAAGTGTTAGAATATGGAAGGACAAAACGTAATGCAAAGTAGAAGACAATCCCTTATAGAAGCTATTGTAAATATTTTAATAGGGTATGTTATAGCTGTTCTCTCTCAGATAGTTATATTTCCCATATTTCATATAGAGACATCTTTTACAGATAACCTATTGATAGCATTATATTTTACATTTGTAGGGCTATGTAGAGTATATCTTCTACGTAGATTGTTTAACTTCTTACACAGGAGAAGTGTATGAACGAACAACAATTAAACAGCATATTAGAAGAGCATAGACTATGGCTAGAGACTGCCGGAGCTGAGGGTAGGAAAGCTGATTTACGATACACTGATTTACGATACGTTGCTTTACGAGAAGCTGATTTACGGCACGCTAATTTAGAAAGAGCTGGTTTACAAGGAGCTTATTTACAAGGAGCTAATTTACAAGGAACTTATTTACAAGAAGCTGATTTACAAGGAGCTAATTTACAAGGAGCTTTCTTAGAAGATATAAAAGGAAAAGAGATTATCAGCTTCCAAGCTGGGAAGCATTTTGCTTATTATGCCGATAGCTATATTAAAATAGGCTGTCTTTGTGAATCTGTTAGCTGGTGGCTAGAGAATTATAAAGCTGTTGGTAAAAAGGAGGGTTATAGTGAAGCTGAGATAAAAAGGTATGGAAGTTTTATAGAAAGTATATAAGAGACATGGGAAAAAGAAATGCCAAAAATAATAATTGATATTAAATGTAATAAATGTGGGTATCAAGAAGAGATATGGGCTTCTCAAGAAGAAAGAGAAGCTATAGGAAATGGAGAAAGGATGTGTCATGTATGTAAAGAACCCCCAGCAGGGGAAATGAGAATCCTTTTAGGAACTCCACAATTTAAACTAAATAGAGGATGTGGTGGGTTTTACGACCCTGGCAAACACTGATAGGGCTAAAGCTTTGCTTTAATCCCAGGAAAGCATTGAGGAGATAGATATGTGGATTAGTAGATGGAAATTAAAAATAAGAGAAAATCTAATAAGACATGAAGTTAGGCAAAGAGTCACTGAAGAAGTTACGGCTAATATAACTTATAAGGTGGCAAGAAAAGTTTTGTTAGAAGTAATGTTGTCTGAGCCTTCATTACTGGATAATAATAATTTATTTATGTTAATAGAAACTATTAAAGAAGAAGCTAGAGAGATAATTAGAAAGGAAAAAGCAAGGAAAAGTAGGGGATAATGCATACAACAACTTGGATAGTGTATTTAATTCATAGGAAAGTTAATGCTGACGAAGAAGAGTTCAACACTTTAAAAAGGAAGTTATCTAAAGGAGAGTTTTAATATGTTAGGACATGCTACAAATCAACAAATTCTATCAGAAATGGATGATCTCGTTATAGGACATGAGAAAGCTAAGAAGCTTCTCATAACCCTTGTTAACCGCTCTAAGATGTCTCATAGACGTAAGTTCTTAGAAGGAGAGCCTCCATTAGAAAAGATGAACCTACTGCTTATAGGAGCATCAGGAACAGGGAAAACCCATCTAATAGAGAGCTTACAGAAGTTAATAAACTTCCCTCTAGTTAAGATAGATGGCTCTAGACTCAATCCTGAGGCTAATGCCACATATAGCTATAAGGATATACAAAAAGCTATTGTAGCGAACGCTAAGAGGCTTGTAGCCGACTCTAGTCAGCCATATTTCTCTTTAGAAGGGACAATAGACCAAACTGTGGTGTTTATAGATGAAATGGATAAGCTATGTATCTCTTTTGGTAAAACAGAAGGGTGGAACACCCGTACTCAAGGAGAACTCCTAACGCTAGTGGAAGACCAAGAAGACTTCAAGAATGTTAGTTTTGTATTTGCAGGAGCATTTACACAATTAAGACAAACAACCAAGTCTAGCTCAATAGGATTTAGCTCTACAGATGTCGGAGACGATGTAACAAAGGAATGTATAACAGAAAAAGACTTAATCAAGATAGGATTAACAACAGAACTGTTAGGACGTATTACAGCTATTAATGAATTAGATGTTATGACATATGATACAATGCTTACCATCTTAGAAACTCTTATTATTCCTAATAAACTACAAGATATATCACATTTCACTAGTAATGGAATAGATATGTTTACAGAAGCATTCAAAGATAAGTTAATTAAAGATGCTCTTGACTCTGGTCAAGGCGTAAGATATCTAAAACGTAAAATCAATGATATGTTTCTTGATTTAGAGTTTGAATATGAATCAAAACAACTGCCAGCTGTTATAACACAGTAGGAGAATAGTATGAGTGAAATAAAAAGTTTTAAATCTAAAGAACCAATAGGAATAAACTTCTTAAACCCTCCGGTTAATTTGTTTGAAGAAGGTGTAGAAAGTCTAAAGGAAGAAGAGAGGTTTTATTGTCCGTGTAATGAACAATATTATACTATATGTGACGGTAGACCTGTCAATGAAGAGTGTGCTCTTTTTTTGCAGACATTAAAGCATTCAATACAAGCTCTTGGTAAGACTTTTGATGAATGTATAGAAATTACAGAAAAAGAATGAATCAAAGATGAAGACCTCAGTACATGCCGTACTTTAGTTAAGGCATGCTTAAGTAGATGTCCTCGTAGAGGTTAATCTACGCTATCTAATCCTACTCGCCCGGTAACACCGGGTGTCACCCATAAGCCGAATGGCGAATATACCTACGGATAAGTGCAACGAATCCTTAAGCTTCACTTAATATTCGATTTCTCATATTATGTGTATGGGTGGGGGCAAAACCCATACCACCACCCCAGTGGGGGGATGCAGCCCCCATGCAACCGAAGGTGGAATATATAAAATATTCCAGGAGCGGGAGCGAGTGTAGAGGGATATATTTAGACATATACCGCCTCTCCACAGGCTATTTCCATAGCCGTGTATAGTAGTATTGCATGCTTACGCTCTCTTTGATTCGCGTAAGCATCTGATTATATTATATATTTATAGTATAAACATTAAGAAAGAATATGTACGTATTCCTTACAGAAATCGACATGTTTTTGGCAGGTCTTTATTAGAGTTGAATGGTCTTTGTGGCAGTAATCAGCTATTTCTGACCAAGAATAGCCTCGTATATTACGTAAATAGTAGTAGATTAGTTTCTTTTTGTCAGTAATTGATTTAAAGCCACGCCTTGCACGCAGCTCTGACAGTGTTATATTTAGTTTCTTTAATGCTTGCTTAGTATCGTATTGTATATTGTTATTTATTAACATTACGTCTATCCATTACAACAATAACACTAGGAAAGTTGGCACAATTCTTACTAGGTACTCCATTACGTTCAAATTTAAGTCTCTTTGGTAGGAATCTCACTTCTATCCCAGGCTTAGGTTTGTTATTAATATAATCCCAGAATACAGCCCATGTCTTTGTTGATGTGTCACATTTAATAAGGCATACGACTGGTATTGACTCACTGAGATAATATGCTTCCTGCACGAATGGTAAAGGATTAGAGTATGGAGGATTCATAAACGCAGCTCTGTAATCACTCCACTGCCAGTCGCCAGATAACCCACTAAACTCTCCATAGTAATCCCTTTTTATCCATAAATTACAGCTAAACAAATCATCTGAAAATATGTCACATTTACTATTGTGATAGGATGCACATAAATCTATTTCAAAACCAAACTCTAAGTCTAATTCATGGAACAATGATTCAGGAGTTTCCCATAAATCTGATTCTTTTTCTTCTCTCATTATTCACCTGTGTTGGTTACATCACAATCCGTGTCTAGGTTGCTTAGATCAAAGTTTATTTCATAGTCCTTCCCATTAACCTGAATACTGTACATTTCATCTAGTATTCTATCTGTTTCTTCATTACATTCCTTCATATCTTGAATAGCTTTATCTAACTTAGCTTCTTCTTTAGCATACCTCTCATGTGCTTCTTTAATACTATCTAACCACCATTTATCAAAGCTCATCATATCTCTCCTTTTAATCCCTTATTGATATATACGTCTTTCCTTCTTAATCCAAGGATAATAATAACTCTTATTACTCTCGTACGTAATAAACTGGCTCTTATCGTACATATTATGCTTTTTAAGCCATGGTTGTTCCACTTGATAGCTGATATCCATTGTTGTTATATTCTTCAATAGATCGCTTCTAACAATGTTAGACATCACTATCTTAGCCTCTACTCTATCCCTACACTTCCATGTAAGCAGTTTTCTTTGCTTTGTTACAGCATATAAATACACACTCATTAGAATCTCCTCTCACTAATATCCCTAACAACACCATCTCTTGTAGAGATAACAATTGTTACACCATTACGTTTGTATAGATAAACAACTCTATCACCATTGATAGATTCGTCTCTAATCATACCGTTTGGGACACCACATTTCTCAAACATCTTAGTGATGAAGTCTCCTGTATCAATTATAGCACCCTTACAGCGTAATGCAAATGTGTTTGTACTAAATAACGTTATTAATGCTAATACACATATCTTTTTCATTTTATTCTCCTTTAACTAAATCTTCCCAGTAATCATAATTTACATACATAAAACCCCAATCATCCTTTATAAAAATACTTAATTTTAACATTATTTTACAAAATACATAAGAACTCACATATTTATTTCTAAATTCCATATACTCCTGTCGAAGCTCGTAAAAATCTCCATCCTCTAAGAATGTGTATCCGTTCATAGAGTTTTTCTCCATTTTTGTATTAATTTGAGCTCCCATGCTACAAGATTAGGAAGCCAAAGCCACATAGCAGCACTAATTATAGCACATGCGTCGCTTATAGGGCTTTCAGTTAGTATTGTAACACAGATTAATAGAAATATCACGATCCTTGTGATACTGAAACAGAAGTTTCGTTGGGTTTGGGTAGTCATCTCACTGTCCATTTTCAAGATTGTATACTCCGTTAGACGTAAAAAAGAGGGAAAAGTTCCCTCTAAATTGCATGAATTTTTAATTTTTTTCGTATTTCTTTGGTTTGTTCATCGTTTAGAACGTAGGATTCACACACAAGGCATTGTTTTGTATGAATATTTATAGTTTGTTTAGGTTTGAAATAACCATCACTCACTTGGATGGTTACATCTTGATCCACCATATACCCAATTTCACATTCGATACACAGTATATCTCCTTCAATATTAGTGTTTTCTTGGAGTTTTTGACTAATAAATACAGGTTTATTGCTCAATCTATCCATTTATTTATCCTTTTTAGATTCCAACCTCTTTTGATACGTTACATTTAACACACTACTTAATATACCAAGGAAGCCTGGTGTTAAAAGAGCCACTAAACCGAAATTAATAATACCGAAGTATTCCAATAATAAACCAGCACCACTTGTTATGTATAAAATTGCATTAATTAAACCGACCATTCTAGTCTCCCTTGTATGAAATGTATAAAAAAGCACCATTTTTGATTAAATCTATCACTTCTCGGTAGATAGCTGGGTCTAAAGCTGGGCATCCCCATGAATTTCCACATCTACCATGACGTTTTATATAAGAATTAGTTACATAACTAGCCTTATGTATAACAACACGTCTATCAAACGCTTTATTGTTACGTTCTTCTAACCCATGCAGGTTGAGAGAGTATCCATGCTTACCATAATACGTAGTTCCTGTAACAAAAGCTCCTAAACTAGACTGCCTACTACCAAATACATTACTAAATGTACAAGCATAAGCTTTATTGTCTTTACATGATGAGTTTACACCATGAGAAACATGATGTCTACGGATAATGTTATTATTTTTATCTAAAACAAAGAATCTCTTGTATTTACTATGTTTTTCCATCTCAATAACCACTTTATAGTCGTGATTCTTGATATGATGCTTATATTTCTCATAATAACGTAGCATAGTGTCAACACTCTTCGACCTTTCTGCTTTAGAATTCTTTAAATACTGAGTAATATCAATTGTTTCAGCTTTTGAGTACAGAGGAGAGCCTTTCTTACTAACTGGAACCACTTCAGCGGTAGTCCAATGACTATATACACCTTTAGTTAATAATTTAGCCTCTTTCTTTCGTCTTCCTATAATTTCAGCTGGTTTTTTAAACCTCATAAAGGCTTTATACACTCTTTTATCAGAAGGTTTTACACCATCATTGATTAATCTAATAAATGTAGCACGTATTTTACCATTTTTGTCTTTTTTACACCATCCAGTACCTACATTATAACACCAACTAACCATAGCATCGAATACATGCTGCTCTACTTCTACAGTGAGAGCTTCTCTAACAGCTTTCTCGTATTTCTGTAAACTAGCATCAAATAAACTGAAGGCTTCTGATACAGATATTTGTTTATTTAAAGGCCAATCAGCTATGTCTGGTATCTCTGTACGTGTAGCTCCTATTCCAATTGTCCATACATTCACACTGTCTTTATATTTAGTAAGAACAATATCTTCTAGGTTGGCTAACATTCCTCTCCCTTTAGGAGACATACGCTGTAAGCCGTCTTGAGGCTCTTCTAAGCTATTTTCTTTAAGTATGGGTAGTAAGGTAGCGGGTTCAGAAGAAATCCCCTTCACGGGCTTATTATCAAGTATACCGCGTAAAAACAATTCTACACCCTTTGTTGTCTTATCAAACATCACCCCTCCTAATGGATGTTAATATCATCTCTTTTCATTCTTTCTAACACTTTCTCCATATCACCTGGTTCAATGAGATTGTGCTCATTCTGCTCATTTAATAAGTCTATTTCAAGAATAATCTCTTCTTGTCTGAGCTTTAGCTCTTCTCTCAAAGCTCGATATGCTTTAGAGAAGTTATCTATCTCAAACTGCAGTCTATCATATATATCATCAAGGTCTTTTTTGTGTGAAAGTAATTCTTCAAGAGATAATCCTTTTAGGTCTTTTTTTGACATAATTAGCTTCCTTATCTATAATGAACAATGTAATTATAACATGACAGAAGGAGTATTGCAATGTCAAATTTAAATTTTTCAATATATAGATATAGAGTTGTATTTACAGACAGACATGGAGAACTGGCAGTAGAATATGTAACTAAATATGTATATGATAATCAGAAACCAGAAGATCATATAAAAGCACTCAAGGAATTATATATCAAGAAAGAAGCTAGTGATATTGAGATTTCTTATCAAGAAGCTACCAACCACAACATATGGGAACTAATATAAATTGTAAAGATTCTTGAAAAAAGTTGACAAACAGTTTACTATATATAAAACAGTGAGTACACGATGTACGAACACAACTGATTAGGCTTGGACCTGGATTTGTTTCCAAGCCTCAACCCTTTGGATGGGGTTGATACAAGTTAGGATGAGCGACTGCGAATCAACAGAAAGGGAGTATGAGTCGGATGACGAATAATAATACATATGTCTTACATTATATAGAAGAAGCAATAGAGAATTTCTATAGTCCAGAGATGAAGTGTTATGAAGGATTAAGAGATTTATTTGATATGTTAAAGGAAGCAGAAGATGCAGATGAATACTTTAATATACTAGTTGACATAGATAACTTATTATGTGATATTGAATATAAGGAAGTAGAAGAAATAATGAAAGAGGATTATGACGTATTAAAGGAGCTGTCGAAAGATGCAAAGGACCAAGATGTTTTTCCAGATGCTCTTGAATATGTAACAGAAAAACATGCGGATGTAATAGAGGAGTTAGCAAAGGATGACTAAAACTAAATTAGTATGGATAACACCAGAAGCTGAAAAGAATATTATGTATTGTGCAAGAGTTTCTTCTAATAACCAAGATTCTAGTAATACTAGATTATTGAACTATTGTATAAACCACGGACACTGGTCAATATTTGAAATGGCTAACATGTGTATCGAAATAACCACTACCAGAGCTATATCCCCACAAATCTTGAGACACAGAAGCTTTAGCTTTCAAGAGTTTAGTCAACGATATGCAGCATGTCCCGGGTTAACACCAACAACACCGAGAAGACAAGACACCAAGAATAGACAGAATAGCTTTGAAGATTTAGATGTAGATACGCTCACATGGTGGGATTGTGTTGAACATGACCTACATAAGTATGCTTTAGATAAATACAGAGAGGCTCTTGATAAAGGTATTGCTAAAGAATCAGCTAGATTCCTCCTACCAGGAGCAGCTGAAACTAAATTATATATGAATGGAACGATTAGGTCTTGGTTGCATTACCTGCAATTAAGAACCCATGAATCTACCCAGCTAGAACATAGAGAAATAGCACAGGAGATAGAATTAATTCTTGCAGAGCATCTACCAATTGTGTATAATGCTTATAAGGACTTAAAAGGAGAATAACATGGCTCATTATGATGAATTTGAATTAGAACAGATGGTTGAAGATGTAAAAGCTAAAAGTATTGTTGAACAGTTAGCTGATGACAAGGCAGCTAAAGTAGAATTCGTCCCATTATACCCTACACAACCTTTGAAACAATCAGAAGGGAAAGCTAAAGGAGCAAGGTATTGCTATCTTGGTGAGCATTCTCTTGCTATGAATCTTAATAAATATTACCAGCTTGAGTCTATGTTAAAAGACCTTACTGACTCTGTTGATATGAAGAATACAGCAGCAGTGAAGCATTGCTGTGAAATGGCTTTACATGCTGTACGTGATTTAGATGATGATTTCATTACAAACCTGTGTGGTGTTAGAGCTAATGCTGTTGCTAGTGGTAAATACCAGTTGTATGGATATAGGAAAGCAATTCCTATAGAAGAGTTGTTAGATGCAGCTGCTAGGCACTTTCTTAAGATTATCTATATTGGTGATATAGACGAGGAGAGTGGGTTTCATCATCTAGGGCATATTGCAGCTAATTTGTTAATGATTAATACACAGGCTAGGCTGCATAAGTTATGAGAAGCTTAATTAAGCGGTATTTTTGGGGAGTTGAAGAAAGAGGGGTAGTGAAGAAGTTTGGCCTCTACCATGTTGTAGAGAGACATTTTGGACATGATGATCTTCCTTCTGTTAGGATGTGGATTAAAGTGATGGAATCCGCAGCTTTAGAAAGAGACAGAGAATATGTATATACCACTTTACGAGATCATTGTTATGTGTTAGAATTAGATTACTGGGAAGTGAGAAAATTTTATAAACATTTATTTAAATTAATGGAGGAATAAGGATGCTTGTACTTACGAGAAGAATAGGTGAATCAATAATTATTGGGGATGATATCAACATAGCTGTATTAGGTATTGCTGGTAATCAAGTGAGAATTGGTATTAATGCTAAGAAGAATGTGCCAATCTATAGACAAGAAATTTATTTAAAGATACAAGAAGACAAAAAGCAACAAGGAGAGTAATACATGTTAGTCAGGATGACAAGCTGCCCTCATTGTGGTAGTGGTATAAACACACCGTGTTACGCAGAGTTTACAGACGGTTATAAATGCTTTACATGTGGGATTGCAAAGAGTTATAATAAAGAGCGCCGTGCCTTTATGAAAACTCCAATAACCAAAGCTGCTAAAGACGTGCCACTACCTCAATATACGAGTAATCCTCGGGAGTTCAGTTTAGAAACTCTGTCCTGGTTATACAAATACTATATTCGAGATTCTGAAATCAGGAATGCTCCTATATGGTATCAAGATAATAGTTTAATCTTTCCTGTAATACAAGATAATGAAGTTGTATTTTATGTACAACGATTCTTTCCTGATAAACGTATAAAGAATGTAGGATATAAACACGTGGATAAGTTTGAAAATGGAAACAAAACTGTAGTGTTAGTAGAAGATTATATCAGTGGTGTGAGAGTTAGCGAGTTTGCCGATGTATGGGTGTTATTCGGTACTTCAATAAACTCTGGAGATGTGTCCACCCTTCTTGATAAATATAATTATATAAAAATATGGTTAGACGGTGATAAGCCTGGTATGACTGGGGCTTATAAGATGGAAGACCAGTTAGTGAGAAAGATGATATATCTTAAAAAGAAATTCCCATATAAATATGATGTGTCATGGCATGTTAAGCTTATCATAACAGAGAAAGACCCGAAAGAATATTCACCTACCGAAATTGAGAGGATTTTATATGAAAACAATTGATCGTTTATTTTTAATATTGTGGGTACTAACTTACCTACTATTGTTAGAAATGTTCTATAAACAAAACCTCACTTACGTAAGCAAAGAGTATGAAGTTGTAGGTCATTCTGTTGTTGTCACTACAGGATTATTGAATTTTGTAAATAATAAACATGAATTGGCAAGTATTATTGGACATGAGATAGCTCATTTGGAGTTAGGACATAATAGAACAAAAGAACATTCTTATCTTGACGAGTACCATGCTGATATGTTAGGCTTGTATTATGTGAGACGAGCAGGGTATAGTCCATGTGGAGCAGCCCAATTATGGGGTAGATTAAAAGGAGATATAATATCCTTATCCCCCACCTCGCACCCTATAAAGATTACTAGAGAGCAGTATATGACTCTTCCAGATTGTAGTACAGTGTTAGCTAAGGAACCTGTAACAAAAGAGGATGCAGAAGCTATATGGGCAGAGATGAAGAAATCAATACGGCTAGATATTAGAAGAAAAGTGATATTCCAAGTATGGGATAGACCAATAATTAATGCGTTTGCTATAAGTAGAGTACAGGAGGTAATACGATGAGGACATTAAATTTTAAGAAGCTTGATCCAGCTGCACGAGTTCCTGTACGAGGATCAGAGTATGCAATGGGTTATGATTTAAGCTTCTATAAAGTATCAATAAATGCAAAAACTGTAGACTATCATACGGGATTAGCAGTGGAGATTCCTCAAGGGTATGGGGGATTTCTTATTCCCCGTAGTAGTGTAGGTATAAAAGGTTTACGCTTAGCTAATACAACAGGTGCTATAGACTCTGATTATCGTGGAGAGATTGTTATTAAAACAGATAAAGACTCAGAGTTTGAAATACCTGAGTATGGAGATAGGATAGCACAGCTAATCATAACTCCTGTGTTACAATTACCCATTGATATAGTAGATGAATTAAGTGACACAAGCCGTGGAACTGGAGGGTTTGGCTCAAGCGGTAGATAATAATTGGGAAATGGAGTGCATAATGCAAGATGTAGACAAAAAATTACAACAATCTATTGAGATTGAAACAGCTTTACTAAAAGCTATGTCTAAGAGAGAAAATTTTGAAACATATGCAGATATAATTAATAGGAAACGAGTATTTGAAGCAACGGATTTATTATTAAATGATTACCAGAAGTATTTTAAATTATATAACGAACACTCACAAGTCGATTTCGAATTGTTCTACACGCAATTCTGTCAATCTTGGCACACTACTGATCTTGATGATGAGACTATTGATTATTATCGTAATTATGTGTTTCCTGCCATAGAGAAAGCTAAAGATGATGAAGTTGAGTCTAGTCTACTAGGATTAATACAGAAACAAACCCTAGATTCTATTGTAAACCTAGCGCAACAGGATTTTAACCCAGACAAAATTGATGAGTTAGTAGATAGATATAGGACGAAACAAAGCCAGATTATAAGGGAGTATGATAATGATTGCTATAATATTGCTAATATTGATTTCGGAGTGCTTAACAAACAACAAGGAATACCGTGGTGTCTTCCCTCTCTTCAAGCAGGTCTTGGGAGTCTTGTTAAGGGCCAGTTTGTTGTGGTTAGTGCTGATTATGGAGCTGGTAAGTCTGCTTTTGTCTTGTCTCAAGCTGTCGAAGCATTTCGTTATCTTCATGAAAAAGATATAGATAGACCAATCCTTTATTTTAATTCAGAAGGTACAGAAGCTGATGTTTATGCTAGGTTCTTATCTAATCTATACAAAGATAAAGTCAGTGCTGGTTTCGAAGCTATTCTGGATAATATAGATAGAGTTAAATCTGCATTCAACAGAGTTTATGACACTAACAAATTCTTAGTGTTTCAGATTGCTAGTAATAATCTTGCCTATCTTAAATCAAAGATACAGAAGTATAACCCTTCATTAGTTATTATAGATATCTGTGATGTATTAGCAGCAGAAGAGACTCCGTCTCTATTGAAAAAACTTTATGATAATTTACGATTGATATCTGGGACATATTGTCCTATAATAGGCACTACCCAATCAGGGAATACAGAGTATCTTGATAAAGAAACTGGTAAACTCAAGACCGTGAAGTGGCTGGGTGATAAATCATTGTATGGGAGTAAGACAGGTAAAGGTGGAGCAGCAGATACAATCATTACTATTGGTAAAGATGAAGCTAATTCTGCCATTAGATATATAAACACTCCTAAGAAGAAACGTGGCATACCTGTTAAGGTGACATGTGAATTGGAAGATATATACAGTAATTACAAGGAGTTTTCGTTTTGAGTATATTAGTAATGGATTTAGAAACTACTATCAATAGTGAGAAACACGGTCCTGCTGCTAAGGACCCAGTGAATGACTTCTACACTATCATTTATGGACAGACAGCAGAAGATGTCCATGTAGTGCATAATAAAACTGGTTTTGAGAGAGAACCAAATTCACATTTCTTTAGATTATTAGATGAAACGGATTTAGTGGTGGGACATAATCTCCCTTTTGACCTATCATATATTTGGAATAATCATAAGTTTAAGATGTGGATGTTAGAAGGAGGGAGAATATGGGATACGCAATTAGCTGAGTATCTCATGTCTGGGCAAAGACATGCATTCCCTAGTTTAGGGGAATTACAGCGTATCTACTTGGGTACTAAAATAAAAGAAGATAGAATAAGTAAGTTATACAAGAAGGGAATAGGAGCAGATAGATTCTTATCTATAGAAACTAGATGTCCTAGATTGTTTAACCTTTACGACAAGTATGCAAGAGATGATGGGGAAACAACAATAAAAATATATCATGAGCAAGTGAAACGTGCTAAGAAATTAGGTATGACAAAAATAATACGCTTGTTCAATGATTATCTTTTGTCTCTAATACAATGTATGAATACAGGGATTGTCGTCGATAAAATAAAGTGTGAACATACATTAAGAGATTTTAAAGTGAAATCTATTGAGCTGTTGCAGAAAGCGCAACAACTTATAGAACCCTATTGGGCTGATCCTAGATTACCAGAGTTCAACGTAAACTCGCCTACTCATAAGTCGGCCCTATTATTTGGCGGGGAAATAAAATGTGTTGTTAGGGAACATGTAGGACAATATAAGAACGGTACAGACAAATTTAAGAATGTAGAATACATGGTAGAGGTGAAAGGATTTCAATTACCTAAAAGTTTAACTAAAGAATCAAAAATAAAGGGAAGATTTGCGACAGGCTCCAATGTCATACAGAAAATAATAGAGATTGGAGATAACGACATAGCCACAGAATATTGTAAGCTGCAAGTGGAAGCTATGAATATTCATAAGATGGCAAATACTTACTTGGAGGCATTCCTGAGCTTAGACATAAAGAACAGATTATACCCGAATTTCAACATTACGAAAACGGCCACTAGTAGATTGTCTTCAAGTAATCCAAATTTACAGAATGTACCATCTAAGGGTCCTATGGCTAAATCCATTCAGGGCTGTTTTGTGGCTCCTGAGGGCTGGAAATGCGTGCAGATAGATTTTAGCCAGTTAGAGATATACGTTGTTGCTTGGCTGTCTGGTGACGAGAAGATGACTAAAGACCTGTTAAATGGTGTAGATTTCCATTGCTTACGTCTATCATGGGCATCGTCCTTAGCTAATAATAAAACGTATGAAGAGATATACAACCTTAGTAAGGTGCAGGAGGTTCCAGAATGGTCCTTGAAGAGGTCTAAAGCCAAAACAATTAGTTATCAGAAGGCATATGGAGCTAGTTATAAGTCTTTAGCTCGTACAACAGGGTTGGAAGAAGACTTAGTAAAAGAAATATTTGATAAAGAAGATAAGATTTATTGGCGTGTTAAGTGTTTTAATGACCACGTATTCTCTCAAGTAGAGCAGACAGCAGAACCATCACATGCTAATCATATTCCAGAAGTGTTAAAGAAAGGAGGAGTAAATGGCAAAAGGTTTAATAAGGAAGGCTTTGAACTCCTTCCAATTCAACAAGGGGATAAAATTCATTTTGATGAGAGCTACAGTCGTCATTGTGGGTATTATCAGTCTATCACTGGCAAGCGATATGCATTTGAAGAATACGCGAGAGTCAATAAAGATGGAAGTATTAGAGTTGGGTTCAGCCCCACACAAACTAAAAATTATCAAATACAAGGGACAGCTAGTGATATCCAAGCTGTAACAAGCGCAGCTCTTCTCCCCTTATTATTGAAGCATTCAGATAAAGTACAATTTATCAATGAGATACATGATAGTAAATGGTTTTATGTAAAAAGTGAGTTTTTAGACTTGATTGTTCCTAAATTATGTGCCATACTAGAAGCAACACCTGCGTTGTTTAAAAAGTATTTAGGAATAGACATGCCGTTCCATGTACCAGTTGATGCGGAAATAGGGGATAATTTTGCAGAATTAGAAACATATAATAGGAGAAAATAATGGCTACATTCAATAATATAGCATCATTCGTAAGAATAGAAAAACTTAAGAGGGGTAATAGCCCTTATGTACAAGTGATACATATTCCTAATTCTGGTCCACTAGCTGGAAAAGAAGTAGGAGTAGGAAATTTTGCAACTAGATTTGACAAACCTACCATAGATGTGCTAAAGTCATTAAAAGAAGGTGATATAATCACATTAGAAGTGGAGCAGCCAGAAGGGACTAAGTTTAGAAATCTTATGGATGTAACTAAAGGAGAGAAGAAAAAATTTGCGAAAGCCGCCTCAGGCGACTATAATGATAGAGCAGCTAAAGGACAAGCATTGAATCTAGCAATGCAAGTAGCAATAGCAGAAGGACGGGCACATGATGATGAATATATATTGTCATTGATCCCTAGGATGTTAAAACTCGGAGAGGAGGTACAAAATGGTACTAGTAAAGGATTATCAGGAACTACGTCAGCAATTCAAAATAGCGCAGCGCAAAAATCAGCGTCACAAAAATCTACAACGGCTACTAGAGAACAAAGTAGTGCAGCTTCCTCCACTATCGGAGCGACCAAAACAGACACCGGATCCGAAATAGACGCGACCAGTACGGAATTGGATGACCTTTTCGCCGGAGACTTGTAATGGGTTTCCTATCAACAGTAAGTGCATGTATGGTGGCTATGAAGCTCCTACATGTCACTGATGCGAGTTGGTTGCTTGTTATGCTTCCCTTTGGGATAGAGATTTTATTTAAGATACGACAGAAGTATAAAGATCTAAAGAGACAACGGGAGTTGTATCAAGCCCTACAGGACATCGTAGATACTAACAAGGATAAAGATGAGTGATACAATATTAAACGTCGAATGTGATGAAATAATATATAGAGCTGCATTTGCTGTACAACGCACTGGTTATATCATAACAACAAAAAATGGGAATAGTAGGGATTTAGCAGATCGATTCACTAAGACAAAAATAATAAAAATGCTTAGAGAAAAAGAAAAAGAGCTAAATATCCATTATACCCTTGAAAGATATACTATCGTTGAACCTGTAAATCATTGCTTAAGAATAATAAGAAACA